ACGGACTGGTAGACACATTTTTACGTGCGGGGGTTATCAGGGTGGGGGGTACTCATCTGCGCCGCCGCTTGATCATCACGGCCACTTTCGGGTGGCCGTTTTCTTTGGGGAATGCTGAATGGGCACTCGTGGACCGCAACCGCTACCGGCGAACGTGCATATCCTGCGCGGGAACCCGAGCAAGTTGCCGTCTGCGACTTTGTTCGATGAGTTCAAGCCTGAAGTCGAAATCCCCAGCTCGCCGTCGTGGATCTGGCCCGAGGCAAAGAAAGAGTGGAAGCGCCTGACCGCCGAGCTACTGCGCTACGGCCTGGTGTCGAAACTCGACCGCGCTGCCCTGGTGCTGTACGTACAGGCCTGGGCAAAGATGGTCTGGGCCGAGAACATGCTGAGCAAAGCCATGGCCGCTGCCGAGGAAAAGCGCGCCGCCGCCGAAGCGGCGGGCGAGGAATACACCGGCGGCGACGGCATCATGATCCGCACCGCCAACGGCAACTTCACCTACTCGCACCATTGGGTGGTTGGACGCCGCGCTGCCGAGGATGTGAACCGCTACCTGGCGCTGTTCGGCCTCTCTCCGGCCAGCCGCGCTCGGGTCACCACCAGCGACAACCGCCAGGCCAGCCTGTTTCAGGATGCCGGGCAGGACAAATGGGGCGCGCTGTGATCGACCCCAGCGCCACCCACTTCACCGACATCGCAACCGCTTATGCGGCCGATGTCGTTGCCGGGAAAATCCCCGCCTGCAAGTGGCACCGCCTCGCCTGCCAGCGCCACCTGAACGACCTTGCCCGCGCCGACTTCCGCTACACCTTCAACCCCGCGCTGGTCGACAGCAAAGGAAAAACCTACCGCCCGGCGGAACGGATCTGCAAGTTTGCCGAACTGATGCCGCATATCAAGGGTGACTGGGCCGCACGTAGTCAGTCCATCACCCTCGAACCGTGGCAGATATTCATCCTCGCCAGCGCCTTCGGCTGGGTCGACAGAACCACCGGCAAGCGCCGCTTCCGCGTGGTCGACCTGTTTGTCCCGCGCAAGAACGCCAAGTCCACGCTGGCCAGCGTCATCGGCCTGTACATGCTCGCCGTCGACGACGAATTCGGCGCCGAGGTGTACTCCGGCGCCACCTCGCAAGACCAGGCGCTGGAAGTCTTCCGCCCCGCCTTGCTGATGGCCCGCGCCACGCCGGGATTCCGCGCCGCGTTCGGCGTCACGCCCAACGCCAGCAACCTCAGCGTGATCGAGACCAACAGCAAGTTCGAGCCGGTGATCGGCAAGCCGGGCGACGGTGCATCGCCGTCCTGCGCCATCGTCGACGAATACCACGAACACAAAACCGCCGAACTCTACGACACCATGCAGACCGGCATGGGCGCGCGCTCGCAGCCGATGATGCTGGTCATCACCACCGCCGGCAGCGACATTTCCGGCCCGTGCTACCAGCACCAGGTGGAGCTGCAAAAAATCCTCGAAGGCGTCATCGAAAACGACCAGCGGTCGATGCCGAATTCCTGCGCACACAGCAGCGGGACGCCATTGCCGACCCGCGCAAGCAGAACGTCTTCAAAACCAAACACCTCGACATCTGGGTTGCCGCCGCCTCGCCCTGGATCAACCTGCACGCCTTCCAGCAAGCCGGCGACCCCACCCTAAAACTGGACGATTTCCGCGGTGAATCCTGCGTCATCGGCCTCGACCTGGCCAGCAAACAAGACATCGCCAGCGCCGTATGGCTGTTCAAGCGGCCCGGAACCGAGGCCGGAAAGCCGCATTACTACGCCATCAGCCGCAACTTCGTGCCAGCAGATGCCGTCGAGAAACCGGAAAACGCCCACTACCAGGCCTGGGTCAACGCCGGTTACCTGGTCGCCACGCCCGGCAACATGATCGACCTCACCCAGATCGAAGAAGAAATCCTTACCAGCTCAGAGATCGTTGTCGTTGCCGAAGTCGCCAAAGACCCCTGGGGTGGCCAGCAGCTCGGCGCCAACCTCGCCGCCGAAGGCTTCCAGGTGGTCGACATCCCGCAACAGGTGCGCTACCTCAGTGAACCGATGAAAGAGATCCAGGCGCTGGTCGACGCCGGTCGCTTCCACCACGACGGCAACCCCGCCTTCGTCTGGATGTTCAGCAACGTCGAAGTCAAGGAAGACCGCAACGAAAACATCTTCCCGCGCAAGTTGCGCCCGGAAAACAAGATCGACGGTGCCGTCGCCACTGTGGTGGCGATGAACCGCGCCATGGTCGGTGCGGCGGCGGAAGAGAAATCCTTCTGGGAAACGGAAACAGCATGAACGGAAGCCGCATGAAGGAAACCGCGTGAAATTCCTCGACAAACTATTTGGCCGCAAAGCCGCCGAGCTGACCTACGACCAGGTCGCCAACCTGATCGACGGATTCAGCGGCGGCCAGGTGGCTGGCGTCACCGTCACCGACAAGACCGCATTACAGGTCTCCACCGTGCTGGCCTGCGTCAAAGTCATTGCCGACGGTTGCGCCACGCCGGACCTGCATGTCTACCGCGAACAAAGCGACGGCACCCGCAAGAAAGCTGCGGACATCCCGGAATATCGCCTGCTCAACCGCCGCCCCAACGAATGGCAGACCGCCTTCGAATGGCGGCGGCAGATGACCATTCACGCCGCGCTCACCGGCGCCGGCCTCTCCATCAAAGTACGCGACGACAAAGGCCGCGTGCGCGAACTGATCCCGGTCATGCCTGGCCAGTGGGACATGCGGCGGGTCAGCCGCTATGACGTGCGCTATCGCTGCTGGGATCAGTTTGGCCAGATCGGCGACTTCGCCCCGGAAGACGTATTTATCCTCAACGGCGTGCAATGGGACTGGATCGGCAGCATGAACGCCGTCGTACTCGCCCGCTCCGCCATCGGCCTCGCCATCGCCACCGAAAAAAGCCAGGCCGCCATGCACGCCAACGGCCTGCGCCCGAGCGGCGTCTACACCGTCGAAGGCAACCTCACCCAAGAACAACACGAACGCCTGGCCGCATTCCTCAAACGCAAATCTGGCGCCGACAAAGCCGGCGACCCGCTGGTACTCGACCGCTCAGCCAAATGGACCAGCACCGCCATCAACGGTGTCGACGCCCAGCACGTCGAAACACGCCGCCTACAGATCGAAGAAATCTGCCGCGCCTACGGCGTCTTCCCGATCATGGTCGGCCACTCCGACAAGTCCGCCACCTTCGCCAGTTCCGAGGCCTTCTTTGCCGCCCACGTCAAACACACGCTGGCCCCCTGGCACCAAGCCTGGATGCAGCGCATTGACGAAATGCTGCTCGATGGCAACGGCCCGCTGTTCGCCGAATTCGACACCCGCTACCTGATGGCCGGCGCCATGAAAGACCGCGCACTCTGGGCCCGCACCATGGCGGAGATGGGCATCTACACGCGCAACGAAATCCGCGACGAAGAAGGCAAAGACCCACTACCCGGCCTGGATGAACCGCTCACCCCGCTGAACATGAGCCAAGGCAAAGGAACCACCAATGAACCAGACCCCGCCGAGCAAGACAAGGCGTTTAATCGCTTGGAGCGCAAGCTAGAAGCCCTGAGCCAGCGCCCGCCGGTGATCGTAAACAACCACCTGCCAGAGCAGCGCAACGAAATCAATGTACGCAACGAAGCCCCGGCCGCGCCCAACGTCACAGTGAACACGCCACCGGTAGAGGTGCGCAACGCAATCAACGTGCCGGAAACAATCGTAAATATAGAGGCGGTCATGCCCGAGCAAAAAGCGCAGCAAGCCGTAGTCAACATCGAAGTACAACCGGCGCCAGTCACTGTGAACAACGCATTTGCGCGCAAAGCCGTGCAAGTGGTGGAGCGTGATGGCAATGACGAAATCACGCAAACAACAACCCGATACGAGGCCTAAACTCAATGTCAAAAGCCAACGCCACAGAAAACGACTTTGTAAAGTTTGTTTTCAACGCCGTCGCCATGCCGTCATACGGTGCGGTGCTGCAACTCAATTTTCACACGGCAGACCCCGGCGAGGCAGGCACTGCAACGACCAGCGCCCCGACACCAACCAGCTACGCCGCGCAAACGGTCACCCGCGACGACACGGGCTGGATAATTTGCGACACCAACGGCACGCCAAACGCCTCAGGCAGCGCAGTCAAAAACGCCGCACAGGTGACCTTTCCCGAGGTTGAAAGTGGATTTGTAGGCACCGAGACGTGGACGCACGGCAGTGTCTCGGTAGTGGCGACAGGCCAGATTCTGTACAGCGGCGCGCTCACCCAGCCCATCATCGTATCGGCGCTGACAACGCCGCTATTCCCGGCTGGAACCGTGATGTTTTCCGAGGATTAAGCCATGCCTGAGAGTTTCACCCAAGTCCCGCCCAACTCATCGGGCAACAAAATGCGCACGCGCTCACGGGTCATTGGCGCAGACACCGTGCATGAGCAAGCGGTGTTCAACGGCGCT